TTAGTTTTTATTTTAGTCATGTAGCCACCAATCGCAATTAGTGCGCTTAATATCAATTTTGGATATTCCTTTTTAATGTCGAACATAGTCCAATCAATAGTTATCCATGCAGTTGAAATAGCAACTATAAACCCCATTATAGTGCTTAGTTTTGATTGCCAGTTTTCTTTAATTTTTTTCATTCCAATTCTTTATAATTCTAATAATTGATAAAACCGAAAATATAAACGCTGCCAACCCTGCTATTACTTGAACCAATGGAAGTATAGCCATTGCGTATGCTGCTATTACACCACCCCACACCGCAACATTTTCAATAAATAATAATATGTTTTTGTTCATATATCAAATAGTTTGTGGTGGTAAAATAATGCTATCATAATCAACTGCACTATCTAATTCAGCTTGTGTAAAATGTTGTAATACTTCGTTATTTAAAACCATATAGTATTTACCATTTGCACCAATTAAAGGATTTGCGTAGTTAAATACTCCATCCATGTATTTACTTTCATGTTCTAATACTATATTGCTTATTAATCGGTCTTTAGCTTCAAATTTTGCCTTTGTAAAAGCAACGTATTTACCTTGATATTTTATAGTTTCATCCATTAGAATGCGTTGTTGTAATTAGTTCTTATTAAATTATAAACATTAGTTCTTATTGTCGTGTCATCAGATTGTTTCGATAATAATAAATTTCTAAAACTCCCGTTAAAAAATAAACTTGCTCCGTTGTTTCTTGCAAATAAATTTAAAGCAGTTCCATTCATGTTTCCTGTATTATTTGATACTCCACCTGCTGCATTTAAAGAAGCTAAAACGTTATTTATATAATAACGCGTTTCTGGATTAGCTAGTGTTGTGTCGCCAGTTTCAATAGCTTGTTTTAAAAGTAAACTATTTTGAGTCCATACGCTTGAATTATTTCCTATGTTACCATTTATACTTGATGTTTCTGTATTTGCTGCACCGTTTATTGCATGATAATAACCGCTTGCAGTATCAGCATCAACACCCAATTCACTTAACATTGATAAAATAGTATTGTTGAACTTAGCAAATGTAGTGTAGTTCGTAAATGCTGCGGTGTTAAAATTAAAACTTGCTGCTTGCATTGCATGGCTTGTACCGTTAGTCATTAGCATTGTATAATCAACTATTGCAGCCTTTAGTCCTGTTGTTGCACTATCTCTATTTCTTGTCCAAACTTCACCTGTTGAACTTGTCCATGTGCTTTGTGAAGTTGCTGCTACATAGTCGTTAGGATTAAAAAACTGAGTAACAGTTGTAAAAGTATCATCTTTAAATATTTTTCCGTAAAATATTTGACCTCCAAATAAATTGCTTAGCCCTGTTGAATTTGAACCTATTTCTAAAATTCTGTTAGGTGTGGATAAAACATTTGTTGTTCCTGCTATGTCATTACCTAATTGAGTGTAGGTAATCCCGTCTGAACTTGTGAAAAACTTAATTATTCCTGTTGATTGATTACGTGAGTATCGGCAATAAAAATTTGCTAAGTTAGAAAATGGTATTGTAGTAGTTGATTGATAAGTTATCTGAGTGCCGCTTGAATGGTCAACAATTAATTCTAACCTATTTGAATTGATTCTAAATTGAATCTGTCTTGTTGTTGCGCCTCCGCTATCCTTTGCAAATAATGTATTAGGTAATGTTAAATTGTTACAACTTATAAAAAACTCTGCACCTGAATTTCCGCTCAAATCGTTATTAACAGAATTTGGAGTTGTAAAATAATTACCACCAATACGTGGTAAATAAGCGTAATTAGTTCCCGTATGCGAAAGCAATAATGGCTGACTTGCTAAAGTAGTTTGAATACAATCGCCACTTGCACCACAAGCAGAATATAATTTTTCAATTGCCCTACCTACCGTTGCACCTATCCCAGTTCCCTTTTTATAGGCTAAGTAATGAGCATCGTAAAAAACTGATAATGCTTGTGTAATGTCACTAACTCCATAAATTGCTTTTACTGCTTTAAATGTTGCTGACACCCCAATTAAACCAGTAGGCACAACTGCATTTGCACCACCATCAGCAATTACTCTATCGTAAAATGCGGAAGCTTGTGGGTCGATTAAATCAAAAGCCCTAAAAAAAGGAACTCCTATTGCTATTGTTGGAAAATATGCCATTATTGATATTCAATTACACTCCCACTTGCTAAAGTATATGCAGTTATTTTAACTCCAGGATTTGTTGGTAAATACGTTCCTGCTTTTACTGTAACTCCAGTTAGGTTTTTTAAAGTCATTTCGTTAACTCCATTAATTGCAAATGCAGTAAAAACCGCATCGGTCATTACTACGATGCTTTCAACTGCTAATCCAGTTCTTGCTCCAGTTCCTGCGTTTACGTAAAATCCGCCATTTCCACTTATTTTTTCTATTCCAGTACTCATATTTATATTTTATTTAATTGGTATTTGACATCTATTTCTATCTTGCATTAACTCAAATTGTAAGTTCATTTCCCACCCATTTACTTTGTCCGCTAATGCTTCTCTATATACAACTAAGTTTGTGTTATAAGGTATTGTAAAGTAATCTTGATATGCAGGGTTTGTTAAACTTGCATACATATCTTGAGCAATGCTTAATGTATCACTTAACGTATCACGTTCATTTCCTTGGTCATCTTTTTGAATATCTAATACTTTCATTGACATGTTTATTGTCAAAGTATTTGTATCAATTGAACTATCTAATACATCAATCCAAACTAATGGATATTGCTCTTGTTCACTCGCTGAAATATCACTCGCTTCGCCAAAATTAAATCCGTTTACCTGAGCGTGGTTTGTCGCAATTGTTTCTATTAGATTTATTATTTGGTTTAGTGAGTAAAATTCCATTTTGTTCTCTTATAAATTGTTTTAATTTCTCTTCGTTTTTTTTCTTTGTTTTCATTTAGCAAAATGTACATGGTTGTCTAAGTTCAGCAGGTTCAATTGGTATTCCTCTAAAGTTATAATTACCCATGCAACAACCATCATTTCCTAATACCAACCCACTATTATAGTTATTGCCTTGTGGAAATATAGTATCAATTCCAACATTTGTTTGAGTTAAATACAATGGATAGGTTGTTGTATTAGCTAATAAAAACAATCTTAAACGCTCGGCATATACTTGCGCTTTGTTTCTCGCTTCATCCATTATATCCCTAATCTCACTCATGTTGGCAGGTATCATATTATCGGCATTTTGAACACCAACCGCTTTATTAAAGTACTTAAAATTCATTACTAATGGCAGTTCTAACCTCATGTACCATATCATTGTATTAGTAATATATGTGTCAAGTAAAACCTTGTTAGCTACTGTTGTTGTTCCTGCTGCTATTTGCGTTTTAAGTTCGTTGTATAAACTCGTTCCGATTATAGGCAATATATAAAATTCTTGCACCTCAATAATAGTAGGAGTTACAACTTTCATATCAACATTATCTTGCAACACTGACCTTTGCTTTAATGTTTGCTCACTTAAAAATAATACTGGTGCTGCCATTTATTTAATTCTCTTAACTAATTCTTGTTGCCATACGTGTCTACAAAATGGAAGATTAACATCCTTAATTGGGTCATGATACCAACCACCACGCCTACGAAATGCATCATAGTTAGGTATATCATATAATTGCCCTAATTCGTTGCCAATATTATTTATATCCTCACGACTAAAATAACGAGGGTTACTCATCATTGCCTTGCAAAAATCACGACTTTCGCCACCCTCAACTAATGCAGGAGCATCACTACGCAAAGCATATTTGTAACGTATAACCAACTCAGTAAAAGATGGTGTTTTATATTCTTTACCAATATTTGTTACCTTTAAATTTCTATCAATTAATTCTTCAGCAATTAAAGTTTCAATTATATCGGTTGCTTTTGTTTTATCAATCTTTAAAACTTTAGCAATTGAATCAACATCAATCTTAGGTGTTTTGCGTATAAGGTCCAAAACCGCTTCATCAATTTTGTCAAGTGCAAAATCTTGTTTTGAAAACATTATTTTTTTACGTTTGATTGATTGAAAGTTTTCAATCGGTTCTCCATATTTAGCAAAGGTTTCATAATCGATTAAATCCCTTGTTTCTTTAGAAAATTTTGCTACTTGTGGAACTGCAACAACTTGACTTGGTTCTAATGCCTTTCTTCCAATAACCTCTCTCATCTCATCCTTAGTTAAAATTTGCATTAAGGTTTGTTCGCTGAAACTTGCCATAATAGGCTCAATAGGTTTGATTTTTATTTTACCTTTAACTGGTGCAAATAAATCATAAACCCTTTCTTGAACTTGTTGTCTTGGTTCAACGTAGGTATTGGTAAATAAATTAAAGGCATCAATCATTTCTGACCTACCACCCAATTGACCTTCAACACGAACTCCGAAAATCATTGGCGATGTAATTTTGTGTCCAACAAATATTTCTTGTTGTATTGTATTATTTAAAGCATTGTATTTATCAGCAAAATCACCTGCACTTAAATCTTGAATTATCGCTGCTCTATCTTTGTCATCTGCGAAGTCAACAACTATTGAACCACTTGAATCAGTTGATGTAAATTTGCTCTTTAACTTTCGCTCAGTAGCTTTCATTTCATCATCAGAAGGAATTCCATTAACAAAGGTTATCATTTTAGAACCTTTAAAACTATTCTGTATTTCCGCTCTATGGTAGTTCGCTATTTCAGCATCGGTAATGATTGCAGGAACTGCACCGATATAATCAGGTAAAGTATAAGTGTTTAAATTCGGTCTGTATGCCTTTAAATAAAATAAACTTTCTGCTTGTTTCTTATTGATGTCATAAGCAGGAAGTGTTTTAATGTCTTTAGGGTTGCTATTCTCATCACCTTGTTCATTTATCCATTCGCTACTTAAATAGAACTCTGTATTATCCTCATTACTCCTTACATTGCAATAATCCACATGGTATATTTCAGCTACTCCATCCTTACCTTTTTTGCCAACCACCTTTAAATAAAAACCACCAAATAA